TCAGTCTCTTGGCCTTGGCCTTACGTGCCTGTGCCACCGCACTTGCGTTGACTTTCTTCAGTGTGGGCACTATTAGGTCATACCGTGCGTCCTCGGGTGTGACGTACGAACAGTAGGTGTTTTTGCTGGCGTGTATCTGTGCCAACAGATCTCGGTTGTTTAGGTATTTTACTCTTTTCATAACTCTCCAGTATTATTAATGTAAAATGACCACAAACAGGTCTGTTGAATTGTGCCGTATGGGAATTAAATGCGCCTATTATTGTGCCTATAAATATAGTTAAAGTATACAAAATTTTACAAAGGAAAGCAACCATTATAATGGCAAACGAATTTGGCAGGATAGTTAAGTCAGTAGGACAAGGCATATTCAACAGGACCCTGGGCAGGCTTACGGGTGCTGGAATCTCAACTGACAGTAGAGTTGTGAACGCAAGAGCCAAGTGGTCTGGACGTAAGGACACAGCAGATTGGCGTGTGCGGTTAGAGGTACCAGATGGACCACTTACCAAGTTTTTTGATTTTGAGAATAACCCCATAATGAAACCGTTGGCACCGTCGAATGGTATGTTTTGGCCTCTTACACCGGCTGTGGTGATACAGCATTCTGCAAATTACAATGCCATGGATCAGGTGCACAGTAATTACCCACACCAGGCATATCAGAATTCACAGGTAGACTCACTGAACATAATTGGAGAATTCCCTGTGCAGAATAGTGATGATGCCAAGCACTGGGTGGCCACGGTAAATTTCCTAAGGACAGCAACAAAAATGTTCTTTGGTAGTGACCAAGGGCTTGATGGGTTGAAAGGTAATCCACCACCGATCATGCACATGTTTGGTTATGGAGATCACATGTTCAATAAGGTGCCGGTGGTCATAAACACGTTCAACGTGGAATTAAGACCGGGCATTGACTACATCTCAACAAAACAAAATCCAGACGGCTACTCAACTTCCAGGACAAGAGAACGTTTGGGATTGCCTGAGTTGGATACAGATCAGACATGGGCACCCACCCTGTCAAACATATCTGTGTTAGTCACACCGATCTACAGCAGGGAGTCTGTCAAAAAGTTTTCAATGAAAAAATTTGTCAATGGTGAACTTAACGGTAAAGGAACCAACGAGGTAGGATTCATCTAATGTCCCAAAAATATTCAAACACATCTCCATATTTTGAAACGGCAGAACAAGCAGACTATCTTGACGTCCTGAATCCCAGAACGTTGACAGCGGAAGATGATGATCAAAGTTACACAATCGAAAGGACTTACGCCTACAGGCCTGACCTGTTGGCCTATGACTTGTACGGCTCGCCAAGATTGTGGTGGGTGTTCGCACAGCGTAACGCAGACCAATTGGAAGATCCCATCTACGATTTCAAACCCGGCGTGACCATACAGTTGCCCAAGAAGGAAAATCTTCTCAAAGACCTGGGGATCTAATCCATGGTAGGCAAATATAATGGTCCTGATTTTGGGTTTATAAAAAATGCGAAGTCTAAGGCCAACAAATACAGGAACTTTGACGAATCAGCCGCTTACGCCAGGAAGGCGAGCATAAAAGAACTTCCCCTACAACCGGATCCCAACGTGTTGCACAAGTTCGCATCTTACAACACCATATTCACGCTGTCTGCGTTGAGCACCAGAGAGATACGTAATCCGAAATTGTTCTTCACGAGTGCACCACATGACATCATAGCAAGGAGTGGTGGCATAGGAGCCGCCTCCAACAGTAACAACAGGCCACCCGGTGAACGTGAGAGATTCACGGAAGACACCAAGGAGACCATCAGGAAGAGTGCCGCGTTGCGAGACGCCCTCAACAGGAGCACTACGGAATTCTACAAGAACAACGATCTGTATTTTAAGAACGTTGAAATGACATCCATACCGGGACTGAACGATAAAAGGCGTCTGACCAGTGTGACCAACATCATGATGGAGTTGGTGGAACCGTCAGGAATAACACTGCTGGAGAAAATCAAAGCGGCCGCGGCCAACAACGGCTTCCTGGATCACCTGGACGCACCCTACATGCTCACAGTTGAGTTCAAAGGATTCAACGAAAGCGGCCAAGAAATAAAAGAGAAAACGGATTTTGTAAAAAGGGTTATTCCCATTAAATTGATCACCATGGACATAGACGTGAACCAAGGAGGATCCTACTACAACATAAAAGCCATTCCCTACAACGAATTCGCCCTGACCAACAACTTCATGTATCCGAGGACCAGCGGTAGTTTAAAATCAACGACACAGTCATTCAAAGACGCGGTGAAAGATTTACAACGGACATTGAATGAACAAAACATAGACGAACAGGTCAAAGGATTCAACCAGTTCCCAGACAGGTATGACATATCGATCAGCAAGGAACTAAATCCTGAAGCACAACTTCCATATGATCTGCTGGGGCAGGCAGGAATGACGCAACAAAATGTTAACTTTGCCCCCGGGGAGGAAGAGTTCACAATGGAATTCATCAAGTTCAATCCATCTACTAGTCTTTTGAAACTGTTGGAAGAACTAATGAAGACCCATCCGGATTTTGGTGCTAGGAGTTTTGAAGACTGGAGTAAAGCAGTTAGCATACCTGCAACGACAGTGTTTGATCCAAACAATGCTATATCCACATATTTCAAGTATTTCAGGATACGTACATCAATAGAGCCTCAGGTGCAGTTTGACGAGATAAGACAGACCAACGCCAAGATAATAAAGATAGTGGTGGAACCGTTTTACATCAGTGCCTACAACCTGGCCACGGCGGGCATACACCAAGACAAGAACTACCAAGGATACGTGGCCAAGGCCTACAACTACATATTCACCGGAGACAACTTGGACATACAGAACCTAGACATCAACTACAAGGTGGCCTACTACCAATCTCGATTGAAAGATGTAGAAGCCAACGACAATAGAACATTCACACATACCAATAAAGAAAAGACAGAGGAGACGGGCACACCAACCAACAGGGAAAAATGGAGAAGTGATCAGTACCTGCCACTCAAGAGCGAGACGTCTCTGTACAAAACTTCCAACGCTAACAGGATAGCCAAGGGTAACGCCAGGATCGACCAGTTCTTCGATGCAATCACAAATCCACAGGCGGACATGGTGGTGGTAAACATGACCATATTGGGTGACCCCGCTTGGATGGGACAGAGCCAGTTTATACCGGCTACGCCTGTCAACTCCAACGGCAGTTCCCAGGACAACAACATAGACTTCTTCAGGGGCGGCGTAAAGGACAACATATGGAATCCTAATTTGAAGTGCTTCAACTACGACGTGGCAGAGCCCATCACTAACCTCACATTCAAGGTGCCACAGGACTTTAACGACAAGACGGGTGTGTATGAGATGTCAAATGCACAGCAGGCAGTGTTCTCAGGCCTTTACAAAGTCACACAGGTTCAACACAGTTTCACGGATGGCCAGTTCACACAAATGTTGACCATGGTGCGTTTCAACAACCAGGACAGCAAAGTTACCAGCACGAGCAATCAAAAAATCACCAAGAGAAACGGTGTGGTAACTAATGTTAAGAACCCAAATCAGATGGCAAAAGAGAATGAGAACATTTGGAAAATCAGGGAAAATGACGGGATGGCATAATGGCAGGTAGTAAATATTTAAAAGGACATGCATCAACATCAATAGCACCAGGTAATGACACCTCTTGGTCAGGAGAAAACGCCGGTCCATACATAGGCGTTGTAAAGAACAACATTGACCAGTTGAGGTCCGGCAGACTGCAAGTGAACATACCCAGCCTCAGCAAGACACTAGACCCGATTAGCAGTAACCTGATCACGTGCGAATATCTGTCTCCTTTCTATGGGACTAAAGATGTGAGACACAGCATAGCAGGATCAGTAGACTACAAAGATAGTCAACACAGTTATGGTTTCTGGGCAGTACCACCCGACATAGGCACGAGGGTGTTGGTAATATTTGCGGAAGGCAAGATGGATCAAGCGTTCTGGATAGGTTGTGTGCCAGAACCTATGACCAATCAAATGACACCAGGCATATCGTCAAGCACACTGACGCACGATGCTCTAGACGGCACGTTCGAGGGACCGGATGCAGGAAACCAAGATGATAAAAAGTCAAAATACGGTTCAATTAATGTACCATCAGGTGAAGTCAACAGGACCAACACAGAAGTAGGTCCGCAACAATTCAACAGTCTAAAAAGGCCCATACACCCATTCGCTGAAACCTTGTTGAAGCAAGGTCTAAGTGCGGACGACATAAGGGGTAACACTTCTAGTTCGGCACGTAGGGAAACACCTAGCCAGGTGTTTGGCATCAGCACACCGGGTAGGAAAGACGAAACAACAACAAAAGTAAAAGTTGGTACAAAGGATACAGAATTACAAGATTACGTCACAAGGAAGACAGGACACACATTCGTTATGGACGACGGTGCGGAAGATGGCACAAACCAACTTACGAGATTAAGGACGGCATCGGGACATCAACTGTTGATGCATGACACAGATGGTGTTGTGTATCTGGCAAACGGGTCGGGCAAGGCGTTCATAGAAATGGACCGAGACGGCACAGTGAGTGTGTACTCCGACGGTGGGATAAATCTAAGATCAAACAGAGACTTCAACTTGCACTCAGACATGAACATCAACTTCCATGCCAAGGGACAGATCAATTTCACTTCTGAAACCAACGTTGCCTTGAATGCGGAAGGGTATCTTTTTGCAATGGGCGAAAAAGGTTTGTTTAACAGTTCACAGTCCGGAAGTGTACGATCCTATGCCAAGGATGGGATCACATCATTCTCAGACGGTATACAACTGCATGGGGCAGGTGGCAGGATTGACCTAGCAGGCTCACAAGTGCATTTAAATTCGATCCGTGCTAATAAAGTATGGGGACCAAGTTGGTTAAATCCAGACGCTTTAGGCATTAAAGTCACTGCGGGATTGATAGACATCGATGACGACAACGCTCTAAAGAAAGGCGAACCTAACAAGATTGACAATAGGACAACTGTAACAGATTTCGTTACCCACGAGCCATATGATAGACAGAGCAGTACTGCAAGGACTAAGAAATATATTAACGAAGTCATGGAAGAAATTAAAAAATCTAGTCCGGAATTATCCGCTACAGAACTAAAACTTATCAAATCAGAATTGTTGAAACAACCTAGCATAAAAGCAGTGGCAGACAAACTGAACAAGGTTGTAAAATCTAATGACAAAATTAAACTACCTGTAAGCCAGTTGAACACTCTGGTTAGCAAGGCAAATGATTTACAAAAATTGTTTAACGACCCGCAGGGATCGGCCATAAACTTCGTTAAGGGTTTTATAGGTAGCACAAGTGGTCAGGCGTTTGTAAACAACGTTTTCAAAAGAGTGAAAACATTCTTTTATGGTGAGGCTTCGAACCCAGGAGATCGAGATACTTTTGATCCAACAACAGGACAATAATAAAGCATAAGGAGAGTAAATATAGCATATGGCATACGGAGATTCAGGTTCAGGTTCAAGTTCACAAGGTTCAGGCAATTCGGTCACCTTCAAAGGTTTCAGTTCACGTGCGGATCAGCAGAACTTCAAACTGTACGACTTCGAGGTTGCCAAGCAGGATCTTATAAACAGGTTAAGCATACGTAAGGGCGAGAGGGTTGAGAACCCGGAGTTTGGTACTATAATATACGATGCAATATTTGAACCGTTCACAGACCGGTTGAAAGATGCCATTGTTGAGGACATAACCGCCAATCTCAACGCTGATCCAAGGCTTTCCACGCAGGATATATTGGTCACTGAAGCGGACAAGGGCATAGCCATACAGGCCACTATAACCTATGTTCCCCTTAATATCACTGAGAAACTGAGATTCAATTTCGACGAGAACTCACTGTTGCGTCTATCTTAAAGTACGCACATTTCCTAACACATAAATATCGTTGTATATACTATGGCCACAACAGATAGACAGAACAGATTACTAGTAGCGGAAGATTGGAGAAAGATCTACCAGGCCTTCCAACAGGCTGATTTCAAATCATACGACTTCGAGACATTGAGAAGAACAATGGTAGCATATCTAAGGGAGAACTATCCAGATGACTTCAATGACTTTGTTGAGAGTTCTGAGTATGTTGCTCTCATAGACCTAATAGCCTACATTTCACAGGCACTATCTTTCAGAGTGGATCTAAATGCAAGAGAAAATTTCCTTGAAACAGCAGAGAGAAGAAATTCAGTTCTGCGTTTGGCAAGGTTGATCAACTACAATGCATCAAGAAACAAACCTGCTACAGGTTTATTAAAAATAGATTCAATATCTACCACACAAGATGTCCAAGACAGTACCGGAACAAATCTAGCAAATTCAACTGTAATATGGAACGACAGTGCCAACTCAAACTACAGAGAGCAGTTCACTGCAATCTTAAACGCGGCAAACCAAACAGGACAACTTTTTGGGAATCCAAGAGAGTCTGGTAAGATAGCAGGAATTGATACCGAAGTCTACACATTAAGTTCAAATCAATTTGATCTTCCGATATTCAAATTTACGAAATCAGTTGGCGGAGTAAGTCGTAGTTTTGAGATAGTGCCTAGCACCATTAATGATTCTGCCAGCATTTACGAGGCAGACCCAGTAACGGGCACCGGACTAACATACACATACAGGACGGATGGGTCAGGCGATAGTTCTAACAACACAGGATTCTTTTTCTTATTCAAACAAGGAACACTAAACACCACCGACTTTGGTGTTGAAACATCTGTGACAAACTATATTAAAAACTTAGGGGTATCAAATATAAACGACACAGATGTCTGGCTTTACAAACTAGACCAGTTTGGTCAATTGTCTGAAAAATGGACGCAAGTGCCTTCCCTATCTGGCAACAACGCAATTTATAATTCACTTGCAAAAACGGAGAGAAATATCTACAATGTGGTTAGCAGGAACAACGATGCAGTAGATTTAGTGTTTGGCGACGGAAACTTCTCAAACATACCATTGGGTAGTTTCAGAACCTATTATCGGGTGAGCGACAACGCCAAGTATGCTATTCAACCGTCTGACATGCAGAACGTACAGTTGACGGTGCCTTATACGGACGCCAACGGAGCACAGCAGACTTTGTCTTTGACTATCAGCCTGAAGGCCTCGGTGTACAACGCGGCGGCCACAGAGTCTAATGAACAAATAAAAGAGAAAGCATCTCAGGTATACTACTCACAGAACAGGATGATCACCGCAGAGGACTATCAGGTGGTACCTTTGAGTGCGTCACAGGAAATAGTTAAAGTGAGATCAGTGAACAGGTCTGCGTCTGGAATATCTCGAGCAAAGGAAATACTCGATCCTACAGGAGCATACTCAAACGTCAGCGTGTTCGCAGAGGACGGCATTTTATACAGGGAAGAGTCAGTTCAGCAGTTCACGTTTAATTTCAACAACAGGAGTGACATACAGTCAACACTAGACACGTCTGTTGAGGCAAAACTTAAAGAGGCATATGCTAGACAGTTCTACTATCTAAAATACGCTGTAAAGGATGTAAGCACACTATCAGCGACATGGAATTCAACAACTAGTTCGACTAATACAAACACAGGTTACTTCACATCAGGCGGAGCATTAAAGATAGGTGACAGTGCTACCTCTAACATGAAGTTTGCGAAGCCTGGAGCATTAATCAAATTCACATCTCCGGACACAAGAGAGTTCTTGAACGGAACACTGGCAACAGCAGGTACAGACAACGCCGAAGATAGGCTATGGGCCAAGATAGGTGCAGTGGTACTTGACGGTGCAAACGCTGGATTGGGTAATTTAGAATCAGGTCTTGGACCAGTAACCTTAAACAACTTAGTACCAAATGGATCAGTAATAAATGCAATTATTCCAAACTTCTCAACTTTATTCTCTACTACATTGGAAGCAGACCTGCTTAACAGGATAGAAGCATATGAGGAATTCGGGTTGAGATATGATAACACAAGCGAAACTTGGAAAGTCATTACATCTACTAACCTAAGTACTAGCAGTGTTTTCAGTCTGTCCAACACAGGTGACAGTTCGAGCACCAACCTAGATGACAGTTGGTGGTTCAAGTTCACAAATGACGGTAACACATACACAGTTCAATACAGGAAATTAGATTACATATTTGAATCCGAAGGGCAAAATAAATTCCATTACGACATTGAAGAAAAGATTTTTGATTACACAACAGGAAAGACTGTAAAAGACGTAGTAAAAATATTGAAGACCAACAGCATTGTGTCAACAGGAAACAGCATAGGTTATCCTATCACGTGGCAAGTTGTTGATACAGTAAACGAAGCAGATGGCTTCCAGGACAACAGGAAGGTAAAAGTTGGATTCTTCGACGGTGACGACGACGGTGTGGTAGACAACCCAGAAATATTTGACATTGTTATAGAACCAACCCTTTCGGAATCTACAAAATTTGTTTTCTTTGAAAAGTACACATCATATGACACCATTGAAAGATTCAGACCCTATGCGGCCACTAACTTTGTTGTGACTGAAAAGGAATCAAGCATCTCATTGGACTCGGCAACCTACGACGACGAACAGTTGTTCTACTTCTATGCCGCTGACGAGGACGTGATAAAGAAATACAGCTCAACAACAAACACTCTTACCACAACAACAGATTACAGGGCAAGGCGTGGAAGAAGTACAATAAGTTTCCAATATAAACACCATGCGGGACAGGACACAAGGATCGATCCTAGTGTTTCTAACATTGTCGATGTTTATCTATTGGAGAGAACATACGATAACCTTTTCCGGATTTATTTACAGGACGGAGGATCGCTCCCTCAGGAATCAACATCGGATCAGTTACGTATTAACTATTCGGGCGTGCTAGATCCTTTGAAATCACTTTCAGATCAGATCATCTATCATCCTGTGAAATACAAGATACTTTTTGGCACTAACTCCGATGAAGAACTACAAGCAACTTTCAAAGTTGTGAAAAATACAAAGACCAACATTTCAGACGCAGTGATAAAAACAAGAGTCATTGCCGCTATAAATGAATTCTTTGCATTAGACAACTGGGACTTCGGAGATACTTTTTACTTTACAGAATTAGCCGCTTACATACATAATCAATTGGCACCAGACTTACTGACTGCTGTGATTGTGCCAAATCAATCAGGACAGAGTTTTGGGTCTTTGTTCCAGATAGATTCCGCGGCAGATGAGATTTTTATCAGTGGGGCCACCGTTGATGATGTGTCTATTACAACAGCACTAGGAGCCAACCAATTGGCGGCGTCTGGCACTGTAGTGACATCAACATCAACTGCCACTAACACCACTTCAGGATCAGCGGTATCAGGCTCTACTACAACAGGTTCCGGTTCAAGTTCAAGCACCGGCAGTAGTGGAACAGGATACTAATGGCAGACAATCCTACAAATCCGTTAACTAACAACGAAGTAGTTAAGCAAGGAACCAACGAGTACAGACGTAGTGTGCAACACTTGCCTGCATTCTACAGAACTGACACAAACCAGCGTTTCCTATCCAGCACATTGGATCCATTGATCCAGAAAGGTGCACTTGAAAGACTTGATGGTTTTATAGGTAGGCAAGATGCCTACACCAGAGGTGTAAATGATAGGTACATACCTGCAACGGACAGAGATAGATTTGCATACCAACTAGAGCCAGCAGTAACATACACGGACAGGGATACCACTTCTGTCAATCCTGAGGATCAAGTAAAGTTCACAGGTACATATGACGACTACATAAATCAGATCAAATACTTGGGGGGTGACACAACAAACCACGACAAGTTGAACAAGGAAACAGTTTACTCCTGGAATCCTGCCATTGATTATGACAAGTTGGTCAATTACAGAGAATACTATTGGATACCGGAAGGGCCAGGCACTATAGAGATAGACTCAGTTGGGCCTAATGTGGTCGCTGAATACAAGGTTGAGATAGCAGAGGACGACGGCAGTTCGGCAAGGGCATACAGTTTTCCGCACAAAGAGAATGAGAGAAATCCGATAATAAAATTATACAGAGGTAACACCTACAAGTTTGATGTAAATGTCAAAGGCCATCCTTTCTGGATTATGACAGAACCTTATCCAAGCAAGGTTTCAGAAGACGGATCAACGTCAACTGTTTTTGACACTGGCGTCACCAACAACGGGACAGACTATGGCACAGTTACATTCACTGTTCCAACGTCGGGTGCACCTGACACGTTATACTATCAGTGCAGTAATCACGTCAACATGTATGGAATAATACAGATACGTGATGTCACAACCACGGCAGACATCAATCCCGATGACGACATTATCGGAGTGAAAAATTACAGTATCAGAACAATGGACTTGTCCAACGGCATGAAAATTAAGTTTACGACAGACAAACTTGCGTCAAACTCTACCTTCAAAGAAAAAGAATACTACGTCGAGGGAGTAGGAGACGCGATTACCCTTACCGATGTAGATGATCTCATCACACCGGCCAAGTATGCCACAGAATCTACAATCAAATACGATTCAGTAGGCTATGATTCTAGACCGTATGCATTGGCATATTACACACCTGATACCAAAGATTACATTACAATTAAAAGGGACTCGAGGGATCAGAACGCCTGGTCAAGGTACAACAGGTGGTTTCATAAAGGAATAATAGAAGAGACTGCAAGAGTTGGCGGATTCACTCCTACCTTGAACGAAGATGACAGGGCCAAGAGACCCATAATAGAATTTGACTCAGGATTAGCACTATACAATCACGGCACAGTTGCAAAAAGGTCTGTGACGTTGTATGACACGGTGACAACAGATGCATTCAGTGACGTGGTGAGGCGTACAGGTTACATCATAGATGGAATAACACTTGCGGATGGAATGCGAGTGGTGTTTGCCGCTGACACCGACCCTACGGTTAAAGGCAGGATATACGATGTAAACTTTGTGGCAGGTGGTGACTCAACACTGGGTATAGCACTGACGCCATCAACGGATTCTGAACCAACCAACCTCGACTCCATATTCATTGAGTTTGGCGTAACCAATCAGGGTAAAACTTTTTACTACAACGGAACCACTGAAGTGTATGAAGAAGCTCAACAGAAGACCGATGTAAACCAGCAACCATTGTTTTCAATGTTTGATAACAACCACACGTCACTGGATGACGCTACTACGTATCCAAACTCTTCTTTCGAGGGTGCCAAAGTTTTTGCTTTTGCAACTTCAGACACCGCTACTAAAGATACTGTTCTTGGAATCAAAGTAAAATACAACACCATAAACAATATTGGCGACATAGTATTTGAATCTGATCACACATCGGGTACTTTCACTTACAAAAGTAATAAGAAAACAATCACGAAAAATTTAGCAGAGGCACATCTGCATTACACAACAGGCAGAACCACTCACAATAGTAAATCCGCATGGACAAAAAGAACTTCTGACAGTAAACAGCGTGTGGTGAGAACATACGTAGTTGACGCCATAGAAAAAAAATTATTTCCTTTGGACTTCTACAAGGAGTCTAGCGATCTCACAGATGTCGAAGTTTCGGTTGTAGTCAACGGTACGAGGAAGACCCTAACAACAGATTACACTGTAGTTAATGGTACTAAGAACAAATACGTTAAGTTCAACGAAGATCTAGAAGTCAATGATCGTATAAGGATAGCGGCATACAGCAGTGCGGACAAAGTCGCAGACAAAGGCATTTATGAAATGCCAGAAAATCTATCAACCAACGGGTTGAATGAACAATCTAGCACATATACATTTGGACAGATATTGACACATGTCAAAGACATACTTGACAAGAACCAAGACGTCACTGGCAATATTCCAGGATCATCAAATTTAAGGGACAAACCAGATGCCAGATTAAAAGGCGGAAGTATACAACAACACGAAGCATCTTTGTTACCTGCAGTGTTCTCACTGATAGACAAAGAGTCAAACGCCATTACGGCAATAGACTATGCCGGTAAAGAATATGAGAAATGGTACAACGCATTTTTAACACACGCCACAGGCAGTGCCTATGAGGGAGTGCCTGCTGATAGAGTTGACGAGATAATATCCGCAATTACACCAGGAAGAAATAGTTCGTTCCCGTTCTATTATGAAGACATGATAGGGCATGGGGAGAATGTCAGCACAAGGACTTACACAGTGCAGGGGTCATCGCAGACTGACTATGCACTTGATTCTCAGCAAAGTATCACCACGCCTAGTAACAGGGCAGTGTACATATACCTTAATGGAGCACAACTATTGCTAGACACCGATTACACATTCAGCACAACAGATGATAGTGTCAGCATCAGTAAGGCACTTGCAGAAGGCGATACTGTTTTGATCAAAGATTACGCTGACACCACAGGAAGTTACTTGCCACCTTCGCCTACTAAACTAGGAATGTATCCAAAATTTACGCCGGAGAAATTTACAGACACAACATTTATTACGGACACCGAAGTGATAAGGAAGCACGACGGTTCGCTGATAAAAAGTTATGGAGATGAGCGAGATGATTTAATATTAGAACTGGAGAAAAGGATCTACAACAATATAAAAACAGCATATGACTCTAGTTTACTAGACATCAATGATGTGTCGCCAAGTGCATTCGCTTCTACTGATTACACACTACAGCAGATAGACGGTGTAATGGCTCCGGACTTCTACCAATGGGCTGGAAGAAATAATGTGCAGTACATCAACAACACACAGTTCGTCGAAGGATCACCCTTTACATACAACTACGCAAGATCAAAAGGCAGATTGATAGATGTTAATCTTCCAGGACACTGGAGAGCAATTTATAAGCACTTCTACGACACAGACGCTCCTCATGTGCGACCGTGGGAAATGTTCGGACATTCGGAGAAGCCAACAGATTGGGAAACCACATACGGTCCGGCACCATACACATCTGCAAATGATGTGCTCTGGGACGCAATTGCCACAGAAACTGGAAGATACGGTAAGCCATTGATAAAAACGTATCTACCTGTTGACTCATCAGGAAATTTACTTGATCCCATAGCGGCAGGCCTTGTAGCCAACTATGACGTACCGGGAAGAAAGAATTCATGGAAATTCGGAGACCAAGCGCCAGCAGAGACAGCCTGGAGAAGATCAAGCAATTATCCATTTGCAGTAATGAAAACATTGGCACTTACAAAACCAGCAAGGTTCTTTAGCAACTATTTTGATCTTTCAAGGAGATCTACTAATACAGCAGGCAATGAGATATATTCTGATACAGGAATCAGAAGAACCCTTGCAACTTCTAAGTATCACCTAGAGACAGTTACAAACAACGACACAGGTGTTATCACAAGATATATTACAGCAGGTTATCAACCATACGTGGTAAACCATCTAGTGTTCAAAAATCTAGATCCAAAAACATTCTACTATGACAAAATGAAAAATTTAAAAGTGCAACTAGCCTACAAATTGGGTGGTTTCACAGATAAGGGCAACATCAAAATATTGGCAGATTCAGTGTCACCAGGATCAACGTCAGGTTCAAAATTTATACCAGACGAAAACTTTAAAATTTTATTCAGGACTTCCAACCCAGTGCAGAGTTTTAATTATTCTGGTGTGCTTATTGAAAAGAACACAGATACTACAACAGACACAGACGGTTCAACAGTGACATTCGCAGGTGGCTACAAAATTCTAGGTTATTCTACAGAAAAACCATTTTTTAATTTTAACTATCCTGTCAAGACTTCAAAAAGCACAGCGGTAAGCATAGCAGGATCTATTAAAATTGAAAAATACAGCAGTTTTCAACAAACCACTCAGACTATACCATACGGACATGTGTTTGACACTATACAGGACGTGGCAGATTTCTTGTATGGCTACGGACACTGGTTAGAAGCACAGGGATTCCGATTCAATAAGTTCTCAAATGAATTAAAAGAAACATTGAATTGGTCAAACGCTGTCAGGGAATACCTTTTCTGGACAACGCAATCATGGGCACCGGGATCTGCAGTGACAGTGTCTCCGGCGGCAGACGGTTTTGAATTAGACACAAATAATAGTGTAGTTGGACAGTTGAGAAACCTTGCAGGAGATTATTCATTACTTGATTCAGGTGGTAGAAAAATCGAAGTCAGAGAAATATCAACAAAAAGAATTGGTAAAACATTTGAACTGGCATTGAAATCAAGTTCAGTTGGTTTATATCATGTTGCATTGAATACTGTGCAGAAAGAACACGTTTTGCTGTTTGACAACAAGACAGTGTTCTCTGACATACTTTACGATAGTTTCACAGGATTCAGACAGCAAAGGTTAAAACTGGTAGGTTGGAAGACAGGTGGCTGGAACGGTGACTACTATGCTCCTGGCTTTGTGTTTGACGCCGCACAGGTAGTGTACTGGTTGGCCAACACAGACTACAAAGTAGGTGATAGTATAGAATATCAAGGCAAATTTTATGTTGCTAAAGCCAATCATAACTCTAGCACAAAATTTGACGCAGTAAATTGGACACTAAAAGACAGTAAACCTGCTCCGCAACTTATTCCAAACTTTGACTATAAGATTTCACAGTTCAACGATTTCTACGATTTAGAAAGTAACAACTTTGACGAGTCGCAACAACGCCTAGCACAGAGGTTGACTGGATACCAGAGCAGGGATTACTTAGAAAATCTTTTTGTTAACGATATATCGCAGTACAAGTTTTATCAAGGGTACATCAGAGAAAAAGGAACGCAAAATGCAATAGACAAAATATTAAAAGCCAAGTACGAGGGCGAAGACATCAATTTAGAATTTTATCCAGAGTGGATGATACGTACAGGAAAGTTTGGTAACACGGATTCTATAGAGAGCATTCAACTTACACTGAAAGATGACGAAATCACAGCAAATCCACAGAGCATAGAACTTTTGGATACAACAAATGAACTGCCTGAATACCAAAGGTCTCAAACTGTGTTCAAACCCAACTTGTACTATAAGCCTGTTGATTACACTCCGGCAACCACGTTCAGTAGATTAGACTATGCCAAAGAAGGTGTAAGCAGAGATGTGGCCCAGGTTTACAAAACTGCTGGTTATCCACAGTTACAACAGGTACAAAGAACAGTGTTTAATCAAACAGACTTTTTAGACCTAGACATTAACAGCATAAGTGCGAATGAAATGATATGGGTCGCAAACAAAAGCAACAACGATTGGGACGTGTTCAGACTGACCAATGCGGGATTCAAGATTGCAACCTTAACGCCGATAAATGACAGCACACAACTAGAAATTACATTCACTACGTCACATGGGTTGTCTGCAGGCACAGTATCGACAGAAGCAGATTATTTTGCAATATCAAACAGTGAAGAGAACACACTGAACGGGGTCTATCGAGTTGCCGCTATCACAGATCACAAAACAGTGATCATAGACTATTCAGGAAACACAACTTTCTTGCCAACCTTGGCGGACGGTTCGACTGCGGACAGTTATGGTAACATTTACAAATTTGTATCTGTGAGATTAGCGTCTATGGACAATGTAAACGATCGGTTAGGTTATGACACGTACAGAGACGAGAACGCCAGTATAGAAAAAAGTGGCGATAAAGTGTTTGCTGACGCAGACAGTTCAGGACTATGGAGGGTCTACGAGAAGACCGATCCTTACACACAGAAGTTGATACTTTCGCCTGACGCCAGCACCACAGACCAAGAATTTGGACACAGGATTGTGGCACGTAACGACGGTAGGACAGTGGTTGTGTCAGCACCAGGCAAAGGACAGGGTACGGTGCATTTCCTATTCAGGAGGTTGGACACAGCAGGCACGGCATTTGAAACGCAGACATCTGCAACAATGACGGACAACGATGACAACACAAGTAGGCTTGGTGAATCGTTATCAATGAGCACGGATGAAAATTTCGTAGTTGCTGGTGCACCTTACACGAATTCGATACAATCAGACGGAAGCACTAGACAGCAGAACGCAGGGTTAGTGAAAGTTTATATATGGGAGCCAACAACATTCAAGTATGGATTATTGTCAACAGTGACACCACCAACTGATGGATCCACTGCCAATGACGGACTAAACTTCGGTTGGGCACACAAGGTATCCGAGCCTGGTGCAAATTCCGTTAGGTCTACTTTACAAAAATACATGTTTGTTTCTGCTCCAGGACACGACAGTGATCAAGGAAGGGTTTACTTTTACACTTGGGGGATAGGAGCAGATGGTTCGACCTATGACACCTGGACACAGGACTACACAATAGAAGCACCAGATGGTGGTGCAGGACACAGATTCGGACACAGGTTGGTGGCTAACGATAACGGTGACATACTGGCTGTCAGTTCTCTTGCTCCAGGTAACGCTGGTAAGGTAGACATATTTGTGAGAACATCACAGAGCAATGACGGAAGCACAATGAATTCATTCTCTCACGCACAGTCAATTACAGGTGTGGCAAGCGACGGGTCCTCTTTGAACACAGCGTTTGGAGAAGCACTGGCAATGAGTAAAGACGGAACTACACTTACAATCGGTGCACCGGGAGTTGACGGTACAAACGACAATGACATTGGTTCGGTTTATTATTACAAATGGAACGCAGACGGCTCCACTAACACATACACTCTACAACAGACGATAAGTGGACCTGGATCTTTGACCAACATGAGATTTGGTACTACTATTGACATTAACGATGCAGGTACAAGGATAGTAATTGGTGCGGAAAATTTTGAAAGTTCGAGGGAGATGCAATTTGACTCTGGGGAAACAACATTTGACCTACAGGATACTACTGTCGTAGATTCAAATCCAGGATCAGGCGGTGCCTTTACAGCAACAATGTACAACACAAAATTTGTCATAGACGACAGACTCATGGGCGACAACGTATCGGAGACAGACGATTTTGGACGTGGCGTTTGTATGGTCAATAACAATGTTTTAGTAGGTGCACCTAAAGATGATGGTAACACACTAACAGATGGAAGTTCAAAATTATCAAATGATGGAACAGTTATAAGTTTTGATTTGACCAAGGATAATTCATACGCTTGGAAAAATATAACCACAGAAGATCCGTTAATTGATATTAAAAAATTAGGAAAAGTTTTTGAATTCGACAAGGGTAGCAAACAACTTAGAGATTACTACGAGTTGTATGATCCAGTGAAAGGAAGGATTCCTGGACTGGCAGACAGAGAGATAGACATCAAGACAACGTGGGATCCGGCGATCTATAACGTTGGACCAACGGCAGATGCCAACACAGCATGGGCGGAGAAACACGTTGGCGAGATATGGTGGGACCTGTCTACTGTGAGATGGCTATGGTACGAGCAAGACACACAAGAATACAAACACAACACCTGGGGCAAACTGTTTCCAGGATCAAGCATAGACATATACGAATGGGTAGAAACTAACTTATTGCCAAGTCAATGGAACACAAGGGCAGGCAATGCCGATCAGCCCATAACAGGCATAGCCTTGAATGGTGATGATTCACAATACACAGTAGTCATGAGATACAATTCAAGACTGGATGCAATGGTTCCAGTATACTACTACTGGGTAAGGAACAAGATGACTTTACCAGAGGAAGGCCGTGCAGGCGGAAGACATGTTCACAGGAAAAATTCAGCGTCATTTGTATCTAATCTAATAACAAATCCTTTCCAATTTGGATACAAATACTATGCTGTCACAGACACCAACAAGTTCCAATTATACAATGTCAAGAACCTAGTGTCTGACAGAATTGTGTTGAACATGGATATACGTACAAACGATTTCGAAGGTGACGCACACTCTGTATGGAAGTTGGCGAGACAAGGCGATAAATTCTATAAACCAGGAACGTCCATTGAAACACGTTGGTGGGACTCTCTGATAGGCCAGAATACTACAGGTGACAGTGTTCCGGATCTTACATTACCGGTTAACGAAAGGTATGGTAACAGCATCAGACCTAGACAGAGTTGGTATGTTGACAGGTATTCTGCAATGAAAGAGATCATTGACTATGCAAACAGCGTGTTGCTCAAGTACCAATTAACCGGAACGATTAATTTAACGAATTTAGATTCCAAGGATCCTGAACCAACAGCACAGAGTCTGGAATGGGACGCATCGGTGGATACCTACGCAGAGTTGACGTACATAAACACCGGAGATATTTCCGGAACAATCAACTACCTGGTCAAGGCAGACGAAACAGCAAACGGTTATTGGGCGATATACACCTGGGGCGGCACTGAATGGTCTAGGACAAAATTACAAACATATAATACCTCCGCATATTGGAGTTACACAGATTGGTATGGCACCGATCCTGCAATACACGAGATGTTACACAGCGAAAACACACCCATTGACAAACAGGTCAAATTCCAATATGAACTCGACAGTCTCGACCTTGCAATAGGTAAACACGTCAAGGTCACAAGTGCAGACACCGGCGGTTGGAAACTTTACATGAAGACTGCGGACGGATGGTTGAATGTTGGAACTGAAAACGGTACTATAAGATTATCTACCAAGTTGTATGATTACTCACAGGACGCGACAGGTTTTGCAGGGAGCGACAACTTTGATGACAACTTCTTTGACCAAGAACCTGCTTTAGAAACTAGGAAAGTTTTAACAGCTCTAAGGGATGACCTGTTCATTAATGACTTGGCAGTTGAATACAATACATTATTCTTCACAGGTCTGAGAAAGGTGTTGTCAGAGCAGACATACGTTGATTGGTTGTTCAAGACGTCTTTCATAAATGCAAAAAATTCAGTCAGACAACTAGATCAAAGGAAAACATACACCACAGGCACAGACAGTTGGATAGAAAGTTATGTGAATGAGGTCAAACCTTTTCATACAAAATTAAGGGAATACACATTAGGTTACGACAAGACAGAGACCCAAGACGGAATATACAGCGACTTCGACAGTCCTACATTCTATGATGCCGGAACAGGCAAGATCCGTGGTCTGAATGTTGCCGTAGACACAGCCAAGCTCACAGAGTATCCATGGCAAATGTGGAATGATTACCACAAAAAATATGTTCAGTCTATCACTGTGACAAAAGGTGGTTCAGGATATACTACTGCACCTACTGTAACAGTAGTAGGCGGAACAACAGGATCGACGGGACCTTTCCAGATACAGGCTACAAGTTCGAGAGGAGCGTCTTCGGGCAGTTTCGGTTACTACTATCCATTGTTCACTAGTGAAACACAATCTAATATATGGGATTCGCAAAATGGCGGATCTGGTACATCGCACTCTCACACATTCGATGGTTACACAGGAACGTACTACATGCCAGAC